TCGTTCATGTTGGTACGCGGGAGAGTAACTATTACTCTTCTGCTTCGGGTTCGATTCCCGGGGTGAAATTATACCCGCCGATTATTTGGGTGTTATCAATAATTGATAAGAACTGTAGTGGATGGTAAACCTACAGATTAACAAATGATGGAATGTGGCTCAGTTTGGTAGAGCGCTTGATTTGGGATCAAGAGGTCGCAGGTCCAAATCCTGTCATTCCAATTGTAGAACGGAAACATTGAGGAGTAGCTACCTTGATGTGAGTGTGATTCACCAGACGCACTCACCCGTTCTTTGAATAATAATCTGGTGAAGAAAGACTGGTGTATAAATGGAAATTAAAAATGTATTAGCTCACAAGACCGTCGTAATTCCGGAGATTTTTAAGAACAAAATTGAATTACGATTTAAGTGTGAATTAACGGACGATGAACTGGTGGGATTTGCTTACGTCCTTAAGTTTTGTGAAAAAATATTGTTAAAAGATGGTTTTAGCAATTCTGATTTAACAAGAGTTTCTGTTTTGTTTATTGATGATGGAAAGATTGAAATGACGGAAAACGATCCATTGTGCTGCGGTTCACATTTTAGTTTAATTGTTTATAATATGAACAGAATAAGAAGATTGAATAATTTTTTGAAGACCATGACAGTATTTACGGAGGAATTGGTACATCATTATTGGAGAATTGAAGATGAACATTTGGTAAAACACAAGGACGTTGAAATATTGAAGTTAGGCAATCCTGTTTTTAGTTTGGAATTATTTAAGGAGTGGGGTATATATGATTTTTAAATTATTTAACGAAAAAGGAATGTTAATTGATGATCCGGATGTGATTATAGATGAATTAGATTCCAGTTCATATATAACCGCTGATGAGATTGATTATTAGGATTCTGAGGAAGAATACAACTAATTATAAATATGATTAAAAGGAAGGTGAGATTATGATTCGACTGAAGCCCGCGCTTACGGAGGAGGAAGTCAGAAAAACCGGAGTTGCATAGGTTCGGGTCGCCTATAATAATCTCGCAAAGGATTATAATAGGATACTTGATGGGAAAATATATTATTGCCATTCGTGCAATGATTTCCACGCAGCAGATAGTTTTTATACAGATAAAAAATATGCTAGTGGATTATTCCCTATTTGTAAGAAATGCTTAATTGGCATGGCTTGTGATTATGATAAAAAAACAAATCAATATACGGACAATAGAGAAAAAACCATGAAGGTTCTTGAGATGATGGATTTGCCATACATTGATTCATTATATCAATCATCTCTTACCTCTACTAATGAAGATATTCAAGACAAACATAGAGCTACCGCATGGTAGCATTATATTACATGTGTCAAGTCACTGCCAAATTGGCGAGGAAAAACATGGAAAGATTCTGAACTCCCGGCAGATCAACTGGAAGATGAGGTAAAAATAAATAATCGTACCCTCAAGAACGCAATTAAGCGGTTTGGTCCAGGGTATACGAATGAAGATTATATGTTTCTTGAGAACGAGTACTAGGACTGGATTACAAGGTACGAATGTAATACAAAGGCTCAAGAAGCCGCATTTGAAAGACTGAGTTTCAAGAAGTGGGAAATTAATAACGCCACCAAAAAGGGGTTACCGACAAAGGATCTTGATAAAACATACCAAGAGTGGCTGGGAACTGCCAATATTCAGCCGAGGCAAACTAGTATGGATGCAACTGCGGATGCTCAAACATTTGGAACGTTGCTTCAGAAGTATGAAGAAACTAGACCACTTCCGGAGGTTGATCCAGATTTGGAGGATGTTGACCGCATAGGACTCCTGATTGACGTGTTTTACCGTGGCCACGCCAGTAAAATGTTAGGACTAAAAAATGCTTTTTCTCATTTATATGAACGGTTTATGAAAAAGTATACCGTTAATAAACCGGAATATGATGAAGATACGGATAGCGAAACTATATTTGAGAAGGTATTTGGTTCTATAGAGGATGATTGATTATGGCGAGCAAAAACAAAAAATCTTTATAGGAAGTTTAGAAGGAAAAGTCTGAGAGGTTAATGGATGGCGTTGCCTACTGGGGGGCTTTTTATCGTAAAAATCCACAAAGGTTTGTTGCTGAATTTTTAAATATCAAACTCAAGGTATTTTAGAAAATCCTCATTTATATGATGATGGTTAGCACGAACTTTTTGTATATTGCAAGTCGTGGGTCCGGGAAAACCTGGTTAACTGCATTGTATTGCGTGGTTCGTTGTATACTTTATCCGGGAACAAAAATATGCGTTGCTTCAGGGGTTAAGAGTTAGGCGCTTGAGGTTATAACAAAGATAGATACTGATTTTTTGAAAAATTATTCTTGGGGTTCTTAGAATTTACGAAATGAAATTGAATATATTTCTACAAGTGTCAACAATGCACGGGTGGATTTTAAAAATGGTTCATGGATAAATATAGTAACCAGTAATGATAATGCTCGTCACAATCGTGCAAATATTGTTGTTGTGGATGAGTTTAGAATGGTGGATTTAAATACTATCAATACTGTTCTGAGAAAATTCTTAACTACGTCTCGGATGCCAGGATATTTAAGTAAACCGGAATATGCTCATTTATAGGAACGAAATTCCGAGATATATATGAGTTCTGCTTTTTACCAGTCACACTGGAGTTTTGAAAAAACGAAGTCCTATTTTGCTAATATGCTGGATGATAAGAGAAAGTATTTCTGTTGCTCACTTCCTTATCAGCTCGCTATAAAAGAAGGGCTGTTATCTCGTGAATAGGTAGAGGATGAAATGAGTGAGGCTGATTTCGATCCTATTGCGTTCTCAATGGAAATGGGCGCAGAGTTTTATGGCGACTCAGATGGAGCATTCTTTAGATATGATGATATATCTAAATGCAGAAAAATAAAAACACCTTATTATCCAATTGATTTTTATGATAAACGCGGTATTAATGTTCCGGATTTAGCGGTGGGTGAACGTCGTATTTTATCTGTTGACGTTGCTCTTATGGCGTCTCGTAAGCATAATAACGACGCAGCCGCATTGACAATCAACGTAGCATTGCCGAACGGAGATACTTCATATGTAAGTAATATTGTATATGTAGAAACATTTGAGGGGTTAACAACCGACGAGCTTGGCTTAACAATTATGAGGTACTTTTACCATTATAAATGTACAGACCTCGTGCTCGACAGTTCTGGAAATGGACTTGGCGTGTATGACGTAATTATCAAAGAAACATATGACCCGTAGTTAGGAATAACATATGATGCGTTATGTGCTTGTAATGATGACAATATGGCAAGTCGCTGTAAGGTTAAGAATGCTAAAAAGTGTGTGTGGTGCATAAAGGCGAATGCTGATTTTAACTCAAACGCTGCTACCGCTCTTAGAGCTGGATTTAAGAACGGCAATATAAATCTACTTGTTTCCGAGTTTGATGCAGAGGATATAATTAAAAAGACAAAAGGTTATACCAAATTATCTCCGAAGGAACAGGCGATTTTGAGTTTACCATATATATAGACAAGTTTATTAATAAATGAGATGATAAATCTTGAACATGAAATAAATAATAATAAAGTAAAATTGAAAGAACGGTCAGGAATGAGAAAAGATAGATTTAGTTCTTTGGAATATAGTTATTGGATTGTGTAGGAGTTGGGATTGAAGTTGAGACCAAAACAATCATCTAATGATTTGTTTCGCTATATCTCAATTACTCCACCGCGCCGTTCAACAACATATAATCGTTAATAATGTGGCGAATGCTCTGAGAGGATGCTCTCAACAAGCCTCCGACAGCCGGACGGACTACAGACCGATAGCACTGATGAATTTATAGAAAGGAGGCGCTTCATGCCCAGAAAAACAATTAAAGCGCAAGAGGCGCTTGCCAATCGTAGTGCTACTCAAGATACCCAGGAGGTAGTGAGTAGACCTACCGCATTAGATTTTAAAAAAACTGAAAAACTTAAGGAACTTATTCTTTAGGATGTAAAAAGAGGTAGAACAGACAGTGTAATGCAATACACTAAAAGTCTGGTAAATACTTATTTACGGAACCCGGCGGCTTATAGATCATAGATAATCGGCGTGTCGCGATTTTTATATCGTGTGTCGGCAATTTATCGTAAAATAATATTTTATTATGCAACTATGCCAAAATATAATTATTGCATTGTTGAGGCTCCGTCATTCACTAAAGAATTAAATCCACAAAAATTATTAAAAGATTATGAAAACGTATTACTTACTGCTCATAAGACGAATTTCAAAGAAGAGTTTGCAACGGCTATTGCTCTTGCAATTCGTGACGGAGTATTTTGTGGTTATGCTTATGCATCGGATGAGGGAACTTTTTTTCATATGTTACCAGTGGAATATTTTAAACTGCGTGGGAAAAACCAAGCAGGATAGTGGGTAGTATTTTTCGATGCTACATATTTTGCCATTGGGCAAAATAGATTATTCGTTGAGGGCGTTGACGGTGATATGAACGGATGTTGGGCGGATGAATTTATTGAAGGATGGAAAGCATATCAAGCAAATAGAGACGCCAGATGGTTTATGTTGGATCCTTCTAAAACATTAACGCTTTTAGGTGGACTCTAGGACGAATTTGATAACCCATTACCATTTTTTACTGGGTTATTTCCGTCTATTTTAAATATGCTATCAGCTGAAGAGTTGGTTGCGGATAGGACGGAGTTAGATAACTTTTATCTTCTTCTTCTTAAGATAGACACGTTTGATGAAAACACAGTAGATGATTTTGAAGTAAGCCTTGAATTGGCAAACGCTTATAAAGATGCACTTTCAGGAATCATGCCTAAGTTGAGCGGAGTAGGCTTGGCACCGGGGTTAACACCTGAATTAATTACTTTTTCAAAAGCTAATTCTACTAATGACGAAAGTATAATTCAAGAGAATATAAATAATATTTTTGCATAGGCTGGTGCGAGTCAGACAATCGTTTCTTCCGGAGACGGACAAAGTGCATTATCTATTAAATATTCATTAATAAATGACTTTAGCTATGTTGCTCTTCTACTTTCTCGTCTTGAAAAGAATTATCAATATTATATTGATAAGAATATTGCAGAAGGCACAATTTTTACTATTCATCATCAAACTCATTATAATGAAGATGAATATCTCGAAAAATTAAAGACATCTGGAACTCTTGGTGGTTCTGCTATGCAATATTTAACCGCAATGAATATGACTCCATATCAGGCTTATTCTACTATGTTGTTTGAATCTGCTATAGGACTTAAATCTATGATGGAGCCTTTACAATCGAGTTACCAAAAATCTGCAAATGACATTGGCCGTCCAAGAGCATCTGACGATGAAATTTCTCCGAGCGCCGAGAGAACAAAGAATATAGTTGATGACAACGTTTGATTTTAAGAGCGGGAGATTAATCCCGCTCTATTATTTTTGTTAAATGAATTTAGCGCGGTAATGCGTTAATGTTTAATTATTTTTTAGGGGAGTAGCATAAGCAGTGCAACTAGTCTCTAAAACTAGGGCCTTCTGAGGGCGTTGGTGAGGGTGCAAGTCCCTCCTCCCCCGCTCACACAGAATAATTAACACGTATATATTCTGTGACTACAAAGACTAAAATTATAATTATTTAAAGGAGATAAAAGGATAATGAAAAATTTTTACCCAAACACAACTGAGTGTATAGAAAAATATAACCAAATATCAGATAAGGTATTCAATGGTAATGAATCTACTACTGATGTAGAGGATGAATTTCTTCTAAATTTTTGTCTGTATCTTGCGTAGGCATTAGTTGCTGACACCGGATTTAGCGAAAAGGCTCGTGAAGAACTTACGAAAACTGCTGACATAATTAATGATGTTTGTAGGTGATAATATGAAGAATAAACAATTTTTTATTCATACGTCGGATGAAGAAACTGCCGAGAAGTTGCGAGAACTCGGCTATGAAGAACTTCCAAAGGAAGGCACTCAATGGGTGTTTATTAACAATGCTAGTTTGACGTTTTCGTCTGATGACAGTATGAAGGTAAATTTTACGGATAAGTTAACGTTTTAAGACCGTTAGGTTTTAACCATGGTCTTATTTTTTGGTCAATCTGTGGATTGTTAATGAACATTATATTCGTTTTGAATAGTTCGCCATAATGAGGTCGAATAGAAAATTCGATAAGGAGCTAACGTGGGACGGTCATTACTCTCCCATCTCCGCCTCTTATTAATAATTTTATTAAAGGAGGAAATGTGTTATGGCATATAATAAAGAAACTGGAATGTATGAGGGTTGGATATATAAAATAACAAATACTGTTAATGATAAATGCTATATTGGGCAGACTTCTACGTCCATACAACGTAGGTGGTCACAACATCTTAATCCGAAGAATCATGGTAATGCTCTTTATAGCGCAATGGATAAATACGGAAGAGATAAATTTAAAATTGAAAAAATTGAATTTGTTGAGACCGAGGAGAAAAAGGATCTAAAACATTTATTAAACCAAAAGGAAAAGTATTATATTTCGAAATTTCAATCTCGTGGAAGTAAAGGATATAATATGACACCCGGAGGTGAATCAAGACCGGATTATGTATGCAAAGAAGTCTTTTGTTTTAAAGTAAACGGAGAATATGTTGGTAGATATGAATCTATGACAGATGCCTCTAACGCATTGGATATTGCAATTACAAATATTCACGAGGCGATGAATCGAAAAGGGACGACCCATGGTTATTATTTCAACTCGAAAAATATTTTTGATTATGTTCCGCTTTCCGGGGTTAAGGTAGGCGTTGATGTATATGATTATTCTACGTCAGAATTTATAGGGAGCTTTGAAAGTATTACTTCCGCAATGAATTATGTTGGTTTAGATAATAAACGCACTTCACATATAAAGAGATGTATGGACGGGAAAACTAAACATGCGTATGGTTATATTTGGAGATACGCCGGTGAGGCGATAGATTCCAGAAAGTGTATTAAGTCCCTTTCTGTTATGAAACCGGTCAATGTTTATACTATTGATAATGAATTTGTTGGTACATATCCATCTGGAATGTACGTGGCTAGAGAATTTAATACTTTTAGGTCTTCGATTGGTGCTTGCTTAAGTAATAAACAAGAGAGTGCAAATGGTCATAAATATTATTATGCCAATGACATAAACCAACCAGATAAGACAAAAATAACTTCTATGACAGCGCTAGAAGTAATAGAAACATATGGGTATGCTGTTTAATTATATAAGGAGGCGAAATATGCGTAAGAAAAAATTATTATTTATGGAAGATCTTTTACAATTCTTCCGTGAAAATAATCTTACAAAATTTTCTTCTTCTGATTCGGGTTATAAATTATGCGTATAGGTCCCGGCAACTTTCGAAGTTGAGGACGAAATTGATGATGATCATCGTGGTATGATGCGCCTAAAATTTAGGATTTTCCACTTAGATGTTAATCGAAACGGAAGTTTTGTGTCTAAGAAAGCTGCAAAAGCTGCGATGCCGACTATTAAGAATAGACCGGTTATGGCTTATATTCATTAGCGAGATGACGGCGAATGGGATTTTGAAGCGCATAATATGACCGTTGAAACTGACGAAGACGGAAATAGTTATTATGAATACT